TTAATAAATATGGAGTATGAAATAGAAGTAGATCATGCACTTAATGGTAAACTTGGTTTTATATTTCATCCAGCAATAAAAAGAACTTTAATTAAATCTAAAGTAGCTCAGTTTTCTGGGGACTCTGCTGGAGCATATATTATAGCTCCTACAAGTGATACAGAATTATCTAATTGGATTGGATACCCTTTTAAAACTACAACTCAAGTTCCTATAAATTTAACAACTGGTGGAGGAACAAATCTCACTGAAATTTATTTTGGTAATTGGCAGGAACTTATAATCGGGCAGTGGGCTGGTATGCAGTTAATGGCATCAAAAGAAACCAGTGATGCTTTTGAAAAAGATCAGACTTGGGTAAGAATTATACAGGAAGTTGATGTGGCTGTAAGACATCCTGAATCATTCTGTCTCTGCAATGATGCAGCTTTTTCTGTAACTGAATAATTTAAAATGTGGGGTAGAAATACCCCACTAAGATATTAAGGAGGAATAAAAATGGATTTAGGAAATAATATATTGACACAGGCTGCAATTAATGCACAGACAACTTCTGCTGGTACTGTTACTGGTAGTGCTATTGAAAGAACAAAATATGAAGGTTCTGTCTTTACTTGCTTTATAGGTTCTATTTATGGATCACCTGATGCAACTACAGTTACATTTACTATCAAAGAATGTGATACTGAAGCAGGTACTTATACTTCAATAACTAATGCTTCTGCTGTAATTACTGATACAAATGATAGGGCAGAAATAGCGGTTGATTTAAATCCAATAGAAGCTTATGTAAAAGCTGAAGCTGTTGTATCCTTTAGTGGTGGTTCTTCACCTTATGCTATCATAGGTTCTGAAGCAATTTTTAGTGGAGCTAAAGTATATCCTATATAAAAATAAAGAGGATTTATGAAAGTTAGATTTGGTTACACAATTAAACATAATGGAAGATTATATAAGGAGGGGGATGCAATTCCCCCTTCAATTTTAGAAGAAGTTAAAAAGAAAGCAAGTTGGAGATTAGAGGATGAAGAAAAAAAACTCAACGCCAATAGAAAAACCATTGAAAAAGAAACAGAAAAAAGGGAAGAAAAAGAAGTAACTGAAGATATTATAAACAGGTCTATGACTAAAAAAGAAATAAGGACTAAATAGTGTCTATAAATTTAATCACTCTTGAAGAATTAAAAGGATTTATATTAGAAAAAACAAATGCTGATGCTGATACTTTACTTACTAATATAATAACTTATATTTCTAAAAGATTTGAAACTTATTTAAATAGACCCTTAAAAAAAGAACTAAGAACAGAATATTTTGATACTGGTCATAGAATTTACTATCTTTCTGCTTTTCCTGTAGATACTACAACTTTTACTGTAACTTTAGATTCTATAGAACAAACTATAGATGATAATTATTATTTATGGGAAGATAAAGGAAAATTAGAATTTTATATTAAAAACCAATATATAAAACCAAAACAATTAAAAGTAGAATATTATGGGGGCTATGCAGAAGATGAAGGAATTATTAATGTTCCAGATGATTTAAAATATGCTTGTTTACTACAATGTTCTTTTCTTTATAGAAGAAGAAAAGATTTAGGTTTAACTTCAATTAATTTACCTGATGGTAGTGCTAATGTATATACACAAGGACTATTACCAGAAGTAAAAGATATTTTAAATAAATATAAGGTTTATAATTAATGATCTCTACTAAAGTTATAGTAAAAAATGATTTTACTAATTTAATAAAAGATTTACAGTTTTATGTAAATAGAAAATTATTTAGTAAAGCTCAAGATTTATCAAGACAAACAAAAACTGAAGTAAGAAATATGATTTATAAAACTTCTGGATTAAATAGAAAAACTGGTGCTTTAAAAAATTCCATACAAGAAGTACCAATGAAGCAAAAAGGAAATTCTTTTATTGCTGGTATAACTATAGGAGATGAAAATACTCCACATTTAAAAACCCATGTTGGTAAAAAAGGATCTTTTCAATTTATAGTACCTAAAAAAAGTAAATTTTTAACTATACCTATAAAAGGGGGGCCAGCTTATAAAGCAAGAAGTAAAGATAAAACTGTAGCTGAACTTGGTGGAAGAAATGCTTTTTGTATAGTAAAAAATAAAGAAACTGGAAAATTATATTTAATTTTTAGAAAAGATAAAGAAGCTAAACCAGTGTTTGCTTTAGTTAAAAATGTAAAAGTACCAAGAAGAGTTTTTCCTAAAGAAATTAAAGCAAGAATTTTACCAAAATTACAACAAACTGTAGTGGATACTTGGGAATATTATATTAATAGATATTTACAAGGTAAGGAAATTAGATAATATGGCTAAAAGTATAAGGGAAGAAATAATAACTGAATTAGAAAATACTTTAACTAATATTACAGATATAAAACAAGTTATAACAAAAAAAAGTGCTGTCCCTGAATTAGATAATATGGATTTACCTTCTGCTTTTATAGTAATTGGACCAGCAGATAAAATATTAAGTTCAAATGCAGAACCAGTTGGTGCAGTTATTAATAAAGAAACTTGGAAATGGACTATATCAATTATAATTTATATGCAGTATGATAATGCTGAAGAAATGCTAAAAACAGTTTCAGATGCTTTATTTATTAATTATAGACTTGGTGGACATGCAACTTTTTCAGAAAGAGTTGGAGACGAAATATTAATGATAGACCCAACTGATGATTTTAATGCTTTAATATTAGATTATAATATTTATTATAGAAATACATTAGGGAATTTATAAAGGAGGATATAATTATGTCACAAGCACAGGGAATTAATGAAAAAATAATATTTGATACAGAGGATACTTTTAAGACTACACCTATATCCCCTGATGCATGGATATTACCTATTACTTCTGAATCATTAAGATTATCAAGAAATTTAATTGATTCTAATGTATTGAGGTCTAATAGAAATGCAAAAGCACCAGTAAGGGGGAATAAAGAAATTGGTGGTGATATAAACATGGAGCTATCACCAGGATTAGGAAGAATATTTAAACATGCTTTAGGAACTGTTACAACTACAGGAGCAACTTCTCCTTATACTCATACATTTAAAATTGGAGCTTTGCCGAGTATGTGTATAGAAAAACAATTTCTTGATATTGATATCCCTAAATATTTTTTATATAATGGGATTAAAATTAATTCTTTAAAAATAGCTACAAAACCTGAAGGGTTAATTGAAACTACTATTTCTGTAATGGGTACAGGAGAAACTGTAACGAATGCTTCTTTTGATGCTTCCCCTGTTGATGTAGACGTAACTTACAATTATTCTTCTTTTGATGGTTTTCAAGCTTCAATTTTAGATGGTGTGTCTACATTAGGAAATGTAAGTTCTATTGATATTTCTTTAGAAAATAATTTAGATGGTTCTGTTTATGTTATTAATGGAACTGGAGAAAGATATTCCTTACCAGATGGTTTAACAAAAGTTTCTGGTACATTAACTACATTATTTGAAGATGATACTCTTTATATGAAAGCTATGAATAGTGAAGAAATTAAACTTACTTTAACTTTTACTGTAGGTTCTGGTGTTGGAACTGCTGGGAATGAAAAACTTACTATAGTAATACCAGAATTAATTTTACAACCTAATGCGCCAGTAATTTCTGGCCCTACAGGAGTAATGGTAGAATTACCTTTTACTGCTTATTACAGTAATAGTGCAGAAGCTACAAGCTTACAATTTGAATTAAAAAATGCAATGGCAAGCATGGAGTAAAATTTAAATTTGGAGGTGTACTAAAATTTAATATCGTGACTATATAGAGGGGAATTATAAATTCCCCTCTTTGTTTAAAATCCCACCAAAAACAATCAAAATAAACAGGAAGGTCAATAAATGTCAACAATAAAAAAAGAATATACATTTGAAAATAAAAATTATTCTATGTCAGAGCTTCGTATAGGACAATATAGACAAATAATAGGATTATTAGAAGGTATGGAAATTCCAGATACTTTAAATGCTGGAAGTTTACTCATAGCATTAAAAGATAAAATACACTTAGCTTTAGCTATTATATTAAACCCTGAAGGTGTAAATCTTAAAGATAAAGATATAGATGAGTTAGCATCAGAATTAGAATTTACTCTATACCCTGAAGATTTATTTATGGTGCTGAACGATTTTTTCGACTGCAACGATTTGACATCTCTTTTGAAGAATCTAAATCAAACAATAGAAAATATAACAAAAAAAGCGACACAAAAAGAACCTTTATTGAATATATAGATGAAATGATTGTGGATTTAAGTAAAGGTGATATATTAAAAAGAGATGAGATACTTTGGAATTATACTATGGAAGAAGTAAAACCATATATGAAATATATAGAGAGGGATTTACTATTTAGAGAAGCTGTTATAAGAACATTAATTGATGAAAGTAAATCACAAAAATCTATAGAAGATAGATATTGTAATGCTTGTAAAGCAGCAGGAAAAGATGATTGTAAAAACTGTACAAGAGATATCAAATTAAAGGAATAATAAATTGGCTAATAGAGAAGAAATAATACTTGAAGTTAAAACTAAATTTGAAGAGTTAAAAGAGTTAAGAAATGCTTTAACTGTTTTAAAAAAATCTTTATCTAAAGAAGGTTTAAAACCTTCTTCTATATTTAAAGATGTAAGCAAAGAAAGTAAAGAAGCTTCAATTAAAGTTGATAATCTTAGAAGGATTATTTCTAATATAAAACCAGGAACTAATTTAGATTCTATAAAAAATAGAATAAATGAAATTGGAAATACAATTTCTAATATGGTTACAAGGGCTAAAAAAGAAATAATATCTTTAGAAAGATTAGCTAATGATGCAGCTATTCTTGAAAGAAAAGGAGATAAAAAAAGTAGTAAAAAAGCTTCTGTTTTACGAGAACAAAATGAAACAATGTCTTTAACTGGAGTTCCAGCCCCATCAATATATAAAGAACTCCAAACTGAAGCTTTAAAAATAAATAAAGAATTATCTAAGCAACAAAAAGAATATAAAAAAACTTTATCTACTTTAGATAATCTTACTAATAGACCTGTAGCAAAAGATATTGTGTCAGGAAAAGATACAGTAGGAGAATTTGTTACTAATCTTAAAGGTAATGTTTCTCATGCTAAAGAAGCTGTAGTTGAACTTAAAAAAGTTTTATCTACTGATTTATCTTCTGCTATTAAAAACCCATTAGAAAAAGAATTAAAAAAATATGAAAATATTACTTCTGGTAAAAAAACAAGACAAGGAAGTGGTCTTGAATATTCTAAATTAACATCAAGTTATCTTCCTTCTATGACAAGAATAGAAGGTAATTTAGTATCTTCTACTATACCAGAAAAAATTTCATCAGAATATAAAAAATATTATTCTAATTTAGAAAAAGAAAATCAAAATCTTGTTAAATCTTTTGACTATGCTGCTTGGAGAGACGAAACTAATAAAACTATTAATTTTAATAAAGATAAATTAAACCAATTAAAAGAAAGTCTAAAAAGTGTTAATAAAGAAGGTGGTGCTAATGTAAAAGAACTTGCATCAAAAATAAAAAGTGAAATTTCTGCTACAAATAATGTACTTGCTGGACATACAAAAGGTTGGAAAGCAATGGCTGATAGTATTATAGGTAATACTGCTAATATGATTAAAATGCAAGCTCAATGGTATACTGCTAAGGCTTTAGTTTTTATGCCTGTTGAACAAATAAGTAAAGGGGCTAAAGCCTTTGTTGAGTGGCAACAAAGTATTACTGATGTAAAAGCAGCTTCTAATGCTACCGCTATTGAAATGGAAAAAATTAAAAAAGCTTCTTTAGAAATAGGGACTACAACACCTGTTTCTACTGAAAAAGCAGCAAAAGCTATGTTTGAGTTTGCACAAGCAGGTATGGCTGCTACAGCTATGCAAGAAGCAAGTTTAGTAGCTGCAAAATTAGTAACTATAACCCATGAAGATATGGGAGATGCTGTTACAGCATTAACTAAAATATATAATGTATGGAAAGTAGATTCACAAGATATGATTGGAGTTGGTGATAAATTAGCAGCTTCATTAGCAGACTCAAGATTAAAAGTAAAAGATTTATCTACTATTTTTAACTATTTAGCTCAAACTGGTGGTTTAGCTAAAATAAGTTTAACTGATATATTGACACTTTCGACTGCTTTATCAAAAGCTGGTGCAGAACCCTCAACTATTGGTACTGGTTTAAGTAATTTAATATCAAGATTATTAAATCCTGAACAGTTTAGAAAATTAACCAAAGCTTTTGGTCCAAAATTAAAAGAAGCAGGGATGTCTTTTAAAGATATTACTCTTACTGCTGATAATGATATTCTTACAATAGTTAAAAATTTTGAAAAAGCTGGTTTTACTGCAAAAGATTTTATGTCTGGTTTAGAATTAAGAACTGGAAGAGCCGCTTCTGGTTTATCTTTATTATCTGGTGAAATAGATAAAATTAAAGCAAATATAGAATCAAAAGGGAAAATGCAACTTATGTTTGATATATCTATGGAAGGTATAGAAAACAAATTAAAACTTATTGATAATAATTTTAAAAATATTTTTATTAGATTAGGAGATTATTCAACTGGTTTTGTTGCTTCAATTTTAGATGAATTTAATCAAGTAGTTTTAGCTTTAAATGTTCTTGTTGGAAAAACTTCAGACGTAGAAAAAGAATTTAAAAAATTAAATAATACAGGAAAAATAACATTTGAAATTTTTAATACAGTAAAAAGTATATTTGGTGGTATAGCTATTATATTCTCTCCAATAATAGAAGGCTTGACTGCATTAACTAAAAATTTAGGTTATGCTGGTGATGGTGTATCTTTACTTACTAAATTAATAACTACAGGTTTAATAGCTGCTTTATTAAATAAAATTAAATGGGTAACAACCTCTATAACTTTATTTACAAGTTTTGGTTCTTTATTTACTGGAGCTTCTGGACTTACAGCAGTAATTTCTGGATTTACTAAAGTTTTAAGTAAACTTTGGGGGCTTGCTTCTACAAAAATATTTTCTGTATTAATATTTTTTGAGGTTGCTAATTGGATTAATGATTATAATAAAAAAGATTTAAAAAAATTACAAGAGAGTTCAGAAGAAGGGCTTCCTTTAAGTACAAAAAAAGGAAAAGCTTATAGAGAAGGAAATATAAAAGCACTTAAAGAAGCTATTTCTTTAGATGAGAAAATGGCAGCAGATTATAGATCAGGAAAAATAGATATACCAAATGCTAATGAAAATACAAATTTAAATATATCAAAAAGGATCGCTGCCCCTTATTATTTTGAAAACATAGCTAAAACACATGATGTTGGTGCAAAAACAAAAAGACAGCAATTAAAAGAAGAAGAAGAAAAATTAGATAATATATTAAAAGAAGAAGTAGAAGCTAAGAAAACAAAAAAAGAAAGTTCTACTCCTTCAGCAAAAGGAAAACAAAAATTAGGAATGGGTAAAGAATGGGCTTTAGAAAAAGAAGAAGCCCAAACAAATTTAAAAATTATAGATAATTTAGAAGCAGAAGCTTTTTCAGAATTAGAAAAGAAAAGAAAATTTGGTATAACTAATGAAGAAGATTATTATTCTAAAAGAATAGAACTTATAAAATCTTTTGAAAAAGATAGAAATATTGTTGAAGATAATTTATTAAAATTCCATAAAGAAGAATTAAAAGCAGCAATGCAAGAAGATTTGTCTAAAGAGAATTTAACTGAAAGACAAAAAGACCAAATAAGAAAAAGTTATGCAAATAAAGAAGCAAGTATAATAGCAGATAATGTAAAAAATAGAAGAATTTCTTTAGAAAAAATAAATAAAGCAGAAGAAGAATTATCCGAATATAGAAGAGAAAGAATATTAAAAGATTATAATTTTGAAATAGAAAAAACTTTAAGTTTAGAAAAACAAAAATTAGAAATTGAAAGAAATACAATAAATAGACAAACAGAATTAAGAAAATGGATGTATGATAAGAATTTAATTTCTGCTAAAGATTATTATGCTAAAGAAGAGCAAATTTTAAAAGATGATTTAAATATAAAAATAAAAAGTATTAATTTAGAAAAAGATAGTAAATTAAGTATTCAAAATAAAATAATTAATACCCCAAATATAGAAGTAAAAAAAATAGAAGATGCAGAATTAGAAAAAAGAAAAATTATTTTATCTTCTGATTTAGAAATAGTAAAAGCAAAAGAAGAAAATTCAGATAAAATACAAAAATTAGAACTTGAAAAAACTGATTCTATTAAATATTTATGGACTGGAGAAGATGGAGTAATAAAAACTACACAAAAAGCTTTAGTAGATTTATTAAATAGTTGGAAAACTTTTGGTGAACAATGGTTTGATATGATTAAAGGCGTTTTTCAAGCTGCTACGACAACAATAAGTGATACATTTTTTGATGCTATGGAAGGAAAATTAGATTCGGTAGAAGATTATTGGGAGTCTTTCGCTTCTTCAGTTAAAAGAATTTTAGCTAATATGTTTACACAAGATATGATGCAAATGCTTTTTGGTATGAGTGCTCAAACAGGTCAATTTACTGGTGGTGGTGTTTTTGGTTCTTTATTAGGAGCATTAGGTTTAAGTGCTAAAACAACTACAAGTGATGGCATTGTTGGTGGAAGTGAAGCAACATATTCTCTTACACCAACTGCTCATTCTGGAGGTTTAATTAAATATCACAATGGAGGCACTATAGGTTTAAAAAGAATGCACATTGGTGGTTTAATGCCCGATGAAAGATTAATTGTAGGACAAACAGGTGAAGGAGTAGTAAGTAGATCAGGAATGAAAACTTTAGAACAAATAAATAATGGTTCTCTTTCTTCAGGTAGATCAACTCCCCCTGTAATAAATAATTTTAATATTCAAACTATGGATGCTCAATCTTTTGCTCAATTTGCATATAATAATAAAAATATTTTTGCAGCAGCAATTCAAGCAAGTAATAGTAATAATGGTTCATTTAGAAGGGGGAATAAATAATGTCTTTATCTAATTTCCCAAGTGTAGAATCAAATTATTCTTTAATTAAAACACCTATATTTGATACTAAAATAATAAATTATGGTAATAAATCTGAACAAAGAATAAGTTTAAATGACGAACCTCAATATAAAATAAAATTAAATTTTTCTAATTTAAGTATAAGTGATGCAGATTTAATACAAGCATTTTTTATAACTTGTAAAGGAAGATATACTGCATTTTATTTAACTTCTCCTGATGAGCCTAATAGAAGTGCAATATGGACACCAAATACTGCTTATATATTAAATCAAATTATAAGACCAATAGTAGCTAATACTCATAGTTATAAGTGTACTGTAGCAGGAACAAGTCATGCTACTACTGAACCCACTTTCCCAACTACAGTTAATACAACAATAGTTGATAATGAGGTAACTTGGACAGAAAATACTTTAACTGTTAGATTTTCTGAAGACTCTTTAAATATGGATTATTTTCAATATAATTTATATAACTTAGGACAAATTGAGTTTATAGAGGTAAACGAATAATATGGCTTTAATTGATACACAATTAAGAGTAGTAGAATTATATAAAATAGTTTTAACAGGAAATTATTCTGCTACAGCTTATTTTACTAATAGTAATGAAAATATTACATATGATTCAGCTACATATCAAGCAATACCAATAACACGTTCTAATATTGGTTATCATTCTAATTTAGAAGTAGATAAAGTAGATGTAACTTTTGGTTTAGTTAGTATTACAGTAGGTGATTTAAATTTAACAATACCAAAATTAGTAAAGAATGATTTTCTAAAAAATGCTCATATTTATATTTATTTGTATGATGTTGAAAATGAAGTAGTACTACAAACTTTATTTGAAGGCTACTTAACTGGGGATATAAATTATAATAGAGGAACTATTACAGCTTCTTTTGGCTCTATTCTTGATAAATTAAAAGATAAATTCCCTAAATTAATTTATTCTGAATTTTGTAATCATAATTTATTTAATACTTATTGTGGTTTAACAAAAGCTTCTTATTTACAAACATCTACTTGTACTATTGGTTCTACTACTACTATGGTTTATGCTGATGTACTATCAACAGCTACTTCTACTTTAGGTTATTGGGATAAAGGAGAAATTGTTTTTACTTCTGGAGATAATACAGGGGTAAGTAAAACTGTAAGAAAACATTATAATGGTTATATAGTTTTAAATACACCTTTACCTTATTTACCTTCTATTTCTGATTCTTTTAATATATATCCTGGCTGTGATAAAAGTGGTGTTACTTGTGCTACTAAATTTAATAATTATGCAAATTTTTTAGGTTTTGAGACTATTCCTTGTCCTGAAACTTTATATGAGTAAAAAGGTATATTATGACAAATATAGAATTTATTGAAGAAGCTAAAACTTGGGTAGGTACAAAATGGAGACATGGACAAGCCCTTAAAGGTGATTCTACAGATTGTATTCAATGGATTGGTTATTTAGGTAAACAATTTAATTGGATTCCTAAAGAATATAAATTTCCAAAATATTCAAGAGATTGGGCTTTGCATAATGATTTTTCTGTTTTAGAACAGGAAGTAAGTAAATTTTGTTATAAAAAAACAGTTATGGAAAAAGGTGATATTTTATTATTCAAATTTGGAAAAACCTCTTCTCATGCAGGAATATATTTAGGAAATAATGAAATTATTCATTCACACATAAAAAATGGAGTAGAAATAATTAATTTAAATCAATATATAAATAAAACAGAAAAATATATAGATATTTTAGATTCTATATGGAGTCCTAATGAGTAATGCAGGGCAAATAGCTACAGGAGTTGCTGGTGGTATAATTGGTGGTATAATGGGTATAGCTGGTGGGCCTGCTGGTATAGCTTTAGGGGCTTATAGAGGATTTACTATAGGGTTAATGATTGGTGGGATACTTTTCCCTAATACTATTAAAGGAGAGGATACCTATGATACTGTAGGTAGTTTATCTGTTACTTCTTCTGGTTATGGAAATTCAATAGCTGTTATATTTGGTACAAGAAGAGTTCCTGGGAATGTTATTTATTATGGAAATTTTCAAAGTGTTGCTCATGTTACTGAAACTGAAAGTGGTGGTAAAGGGGGTGGAGGCTCTTCTTCATCTACATCTACTTCATATACTTATACAGTAACATTAGCTATAGGTGTTTGTGTAGGGCCAGCTTCAGTTTTAAATATTTGGCAAGGGGATGAATTAGTTAGTTCTTCTGCTTATACAGTTTATTCTGGTACGCAAACTACTCCTGATAGTCATTTACAATCTTGTTTAACTGCTGAAGGTTTAACAAGATTTCCGGTATGGAAAAATCTTTGTTATGTTGTATTTCCTAATTTTGATTTAGGCACTAATACAAGTCTTCCAAATTTTACATTTGAAGTGAGCTCTTATTTACCTTATAATGTTATTCCAATAATGACTTCTGATACATCTCCCAGTGGGGTGTGTTCAGCATCATCTGTGGGGGCATAAATGAGTCATGAAGCTTACAAAGCATTTGATAGAAATACTTCAACTTATTGGAAATCAGATGATAGTGCTGGCCCACATACGTTGAAGTATCAATTTGATACTGCTCAAATAATAATTAAATATGCAATAATAGCAAATAATAATAAATATCCATCTGCTTGGACTTTTGAAGGTTCTCAGAACGGAAGTGATTGGACAGTTTTAGATACTCAATCAAGTCAATCTTTT